GATGTTTGTTCGACAAATTGAGGTTGGTCATTGTGAAGCTGACGATCTAATCGCTTATTATTGTAAAATTTCTGTTGATGAGGATAAAACAATATTCTCTGGTGATAGAGACCTAACTCAGTTAATTTCAGATAAAGTTAGAATTTATTCACCAAACACAAAACAATTTTATAAACTGGGTGATAAGATAAAAATGTATGATATTGAAATACCACATTATAATATCAAAACCTATAAAATCCTAGCTGGTGATACTTCAGATAATATTGATGGAATATTTTACCTGGGTGAAAAAACTTTTGTGAAATTATTTCCTGAGATACTTGAAAATGAAATTTCTTTTACCGATATTTTAAACAAAGGTGAAGAACTCATAAAAGAACAAAAAGACAGTGTTGTTTTACAAAATTTATTAAGTGGGAAAACTAGAGAAGGAATATTTGGTGATGAGTTTTTTGTTATAAATCAAAAATTGGTGGATTTGTCAGAACCACTAATAAATGATGAGGGTAAAGAATTAGTCGAATCGTACTACAAAGAATCATTAGACCCAACCGGAAGAGGTCATAGAAACCTAATAAAAATGATGATGGAAGACGGATTCTTCAAATACCTACCAAAGGGTGATGACGCTTGGGTTAAATTTTTGAAACCATTTTTAAAATTATCAAGAAAAGAAAAAATTAAATATAGAAATAAAATATAAAAACAAATAAATAAATATGAAAAATCAAGACGTAACAAAAGTAGAATTTTTATTAATGTGTAATGATAACATTGTAGTCCAAAGGTATTTTAACGTTAAAGGATTTAACAAAAACGCACATAAATCAATTCAGTTTTATGAATATATTGATAGTTTATGTAACAAATTACAATATGATTTAAAAATGAGAAGTGTTATCTATATGTTAGATAATCAGTTTGAAATTACCGAAAATCCAGAAATACTTAATACCTCAATAACTGAGGGAGATGAGAACTTTAACATATACATTAAACTGGATGATATGACAATTTGTCAGAGAACATTTGACGCTAAAGTATACCCACCAAAGGTAAGATATACCGTAGATCTACGACCAAAGTTAAAAAACATATTGGGTGACCTAACTGACATTTTTTCAGGTAAGAAATTTAATTATTTTTATCCGCAATTTATTGAGAATTAATACTATTTATCATTACTAAAGTAATAAAAAAATATGGCGACAAATAAAAATTTTGAATATCTAGGTAACACTTTTCAACTACAACTTCTTAATCAAATAATTTTAGACAAAGACTTTTCTGTGTCGATAATAGATGTACTTAACACAAATTATTTTGAAAATCAGTACTTCAAAATAATCATACAAATGGTCAAAGAGTACTACGTAAAGTACGATCATACACCATCCTTTGAGACACTAGAACAAATAACAAAGTCTGAGTTACAAAATCAAATGGCTTCTAAAATAGTTTTAGATACTATATCTAAAATTAAAGAAGCTCCATTGGACGGATCTAATTTTGTTCAAGAAAAAGCACTTAAATTTTGTAAACAACAGGAGTTACAGAAAGTAATGAAGAAAGCCCAAAAAATTATCGATGGTGGTGAATTTGAAAACTACGATACATTAGAAGAAATGGTAAAGGAGGCTTTAATGGTTGGTTCAAAAGACACATCAATGTTAGATGTCTTTTCAAACATAGACCAAGTTCTTGAGGAAGATTATAGACACCCGATACCAATGGGTATACCTGGTATCGATAGGTTACTAAAAGGTGGATTAGCTAAAGGTGAGATTGGGGTTATATTAGCACCAACCGGAGTGGGTAAATCTACAATACTAACCAAGATATCAAATCACGCGTTTAACTTAGGTCACAACGTCCTTCAAATATTCTTTGAGGATAATCCCAAAGTTATCCAACGAAAACACTTCACACTTTGGACAAAAATACATCCGGATGAATTATCTGAACGTAAAGAGGATGTAATCAGTAAAGTCAAAAAAATTGAAGAGACAATGGACAACAGATTAGAACTGAAAAAATTACCATCAGACACTAAAACCATGTTACAGATAAAGAATGAGATTAGAAAATTAATATCTGACGGTATGAGAGTTGATATGGTAGTTTTGGATTATATAGATTGTGTTGTTCCGGATAAAAATTTAGGTGACGAGTGGAAAAGTGAGGGATCGGTTATGAGAGCTTTTGAAGCTATGTGTCACGAACTAAATATAGTTGGGTGGACAGCGACACAGGGTAATAGATCGTCAATATCATCTGAAGTGGTAACAACAGACCAAATGGGTGGGTCAATAAAGAAAGCACAAGTTGGTCACGTAATAATTTCAGTAGCTAAGACATTACAACAGAAAGAAATGAAATTAGCGACAATAGCCATCACAAAATCGAGAATAGGTGATGATGGTGTTGTATTTGAAAACTGTAAATTTGATAACGCTATGATTGAGATCGACACCGAAAGTTCAATGACATTCTTAGGTTTAGAAGAACAAAAGGAAGAAAGACAACGTTTACGTGTTAAAGAGTTGATGGAGAAAAGAAAACAAAAAGATAACGCCAATAATAATACAATAAATTAGATAAAAATTAAAAAATCATGGATGTATCACAACGAATATTAAGTGACATTACTGTTTATATGAAGTACGCTAAGTTCTTACCGGAAAAGAACAGACGAGAAACCTGGGAGGAGTTAGTTACTAGAAATAAAGAAATGCACCAAAAAAAGTACCCTAAAATCAAAGACGAAATTGAAGAGGTGTACAAAATGGTGTACGATAAAAAAATATTACCATCAATGAGATCATTACAATTTGGTGGTAAACCAATTGAGATATCACCAAATAGAGTTTATAACTGTGCTTACTTACCAATAGATCACACTGACGCTTTTTCTGAAACAATGTTTTTATTGTTAGGTGGTACCGGAGTTGGGTTCTCAGTACAAAAACACCACGTAGATAAACTACCTGAAATTAAAAGACCAAATCCAACTAGAACTAGAAGGTATTTAATTGGTGATTCTATTGAGGGATGGGCTGACGCTATTAAGGTTTTAATTGAGTCTTATTTGGGAACAAAATCATCAACACCAATATTTGATTTCTCAGATATAAGACAAAAAGGTTCATTATTGGTTACCTCTGGTGGTAAAGCCCCAGGACCACAACCGTTGAAAGACTGTATTCACAATATTACAAAAGTTTTAGAAAATAAAACTGATGGGGATAAATTAACTCCTATTGAAACACACGATATTGTTTGTCATATCGCTGACGCGGTACTAGCTGGTGGTATTAGAAGAGCTGCTCTTATTTCATTATTCTCAGCTGATGACGATGAAATGATTTCTTGTAAATCTGGTAATTGGTGGGAATCAAACCCACAAAGAGGTAGAGCTAATAACTCAGCGGTATTACTAAGACATAAAGTTACACAAGAATATTTTATGGATCTTTGGAAACGAATTGAACTATCGGGAGCTGGTGAACCGGGAATATATTTATCTAACGATAAAGACTGGGGGACAAACCCTTGTTGTGAAATCGCACTTCGTCCATATCAATTCTGTAATCTTTGTGAGGTTAACGCTTCAGATATTGAATCACAAGAAGATTTTGAAAAAAGAGTTAAAGGTGCCGCTTTTATCGGGACATTACAAGCTGGGTATACAGACTTCCATTATTTAAGAGATGTTTGGAAACGGACTACTGAAAAAGACGCTTTAATTGGTGTTGGTATGACTGGTATCGGATCCGGAGTTGTTTTAGGTTATGATATGAAAGCAGCAGCTGAAGCTGTTAAAGAGGAAAACGAAAGAGTGTCTGGACTGATTGGTATCAACAAATCAGCAAGAACTACAACAGTAAAACCATCTGGAACTTCTTCATTGGTATTGGGTACCTCATCAGGTATTCACGCTTGGCACAACGACTTCTATTTGAGAAGAATTCGTGTTGGTAAAAACGAATCAATATACCAATATTTAGTTACAAATCACCCAGAATTAGTTGAAGACGAGTATTTTAGACCACATGACACTGCTGTGATTACAATCCCACAAAAGTCACCAGAAGGATCCATATTAAGACACGAGTCCGTTTTTCAAATGTTGGAAAGGGTTAAAAAAGTTTCACAAGAATGGATTAAAACTGGTCATAGAACGGGTCAAAATACCCATAATGTATCAGCAACAGTTTCTATTAAAGAAGATGAGTGGGATTTAGTTGGTGATTGGATGTGGAAAAATAGAAAATTCTACAATGGATTATCAGTTTTACCATATAATGGTGGAACTTATACTCAGGCACCATTTGAAGATTGTACTGAAGAAGATTTTGATAGATTAGTAACTACATTAAAGGATGTTGATCTAACTAAAATCATTGAATTACAAGATAATACCGACCTTAGAGGTGAAGCAGCTTGTGCTGGTGGAGCTTGTGAAATTGTGTAAGTCATGAAAATTAACTGGGGTAATAATACAACACTAACGTATCAAGTGTTATTAGCGTTCTATAATTTAAGAAAAAAAAATTAAAATGACCGTAAACCCATCTAAAGATTGGATACAACAGTTATATGTTCAGGAGATAAGTAAAAAATCTCCTGAACCTGACTTTTATAAGGATAAGTTTGGTAATATTGTAATGACAGAATCGTTTCACATAAAGAGAGGAAAATGTTGTGGTTCCGGTTGTAAACACTGTCCATACGAACCATTATACCAAAAAGGAAGTACTAATTTAAAAGAATCACTGAGAAATCAGTGATTTTTTTTTATTTATATAAAATATCTGAATACTATATTTATTAGATATGTCTAACGGTATAACATATGGTATAACATTCCCATTTAGGGATTCTTTTGTTGGGAGATATCTTGACGCTTCAGATACTATTGACGAAGAAATTAGAAATAATTTAATCCATCTTCTATTAACTAGAAAAGGGAGCAGGTATTTTTTACCAGATTTTGGTACAAGATTATATGAGTATATATTTGAACCACTAGATGGGCCAACATTTAGTGATATCGAAT